TCGAGCAGGTAATCCATCATCATCAGGATTGTTTAACAAAGTGTTGTCGCAGATACCAGTCATTGACACACCTAAGAGTGCTTCTTCTTCTGTATTCTTCTGCCACACTTTACGCAAGTAAGGGAAGTCTGTTAACGACGCTTGAAAAGTCCCAAGAATAGTTGCAAGACGAATCTTATTTTCAATGCTATCAATAGTATCGTCAGAGCGAATGATGCAAGAAGACAAATTACAGAATTGGTAAGGACGTAAAATGATTTCTGAACATGGATTGGTTCCGAACTCGTAGGTCGCATCACGTCGTCCATTCTTAGCAGCTTGCACCTGAGAAGCATCACGATTGAAGATACCACGCTCTCCGCTATGTGATTCATAGATAGAACTCCATTCACGCATAAATTGACCAATAGATGGTGTCTCAGTGTAGGTAGCAGAGTTATTTGCTAATGCACGTTGACCTTGACCATCCCACCATGCACCTGCTTTAGCATGAGCCATCTTGTCATCAGATAAGTCTGACAAGCTAATCATTGCACTCCGTCTGACTCCACCCACAACAACAACTTCCCCGATTTTGCAGAGAATATCATGGCACTCAAGGGAAGTGAGACGGCGACCTGCTGCTCCTTTGAACTTGGCGACACAGAACTTATAAAGCTCTTCCAAAGGTCCGGGTCCAGAAGCACGTCCACCGAAGGTCTTGAGTCTTGCTCCGGCAGGTCGAACTCTTGATACGTCGAACTTTGGAATCTCGCCAGCGTATAAAAGAGCCAAGAGTTGGCGAAGTGATTTTGCCCATCCTTCTTTAGAATCCGACACAACAATAGAACTCTTACTATCAAACAACTGCTCCGGGACTTCAGGTAACTTCTTAACATATTGTTGCTCCACTGAGAAACCGACACCAGTGCCACAGAGAAGAATATACATTGCTTCATCAAAGGCTTTAGGGTCGTCAATCGGTAAATATGAACAGTTAAATGCAGCTACGTTCTGACGCTCTAACGCAGGTCCTGCTGTCATTACTGCTCTCATACTAGGTACTACATCTAATGCTGTTACAGCTTGTTCTAATTCTGCACGTAATTCTTTTGTTAGTGTGTAGTTTTGTTTTGTTGCTAAGTGCTTCTCCATGAAATCAAAATATCGTGCCACTGTTTCATTCCAGTGTTCACGACGACCTTTATCGTCAAGATAACGACTGTATCTTGATTTAGCAATAAAAGTGTTATACGGAGTCATTGTGTATGGCATGTCTTATAAAACCTCTTTTTCTAGTCTATCGGCATTGTCCTCAATTTTATCTGAGAACATCTCTACAATGTCTTCACTGCTGATGTTTAAAAGCTCTAAAAGTGTTATCTCATCCAAGGCAATCAATCGTTCTTTTATTTCATGCAGCAGTAACGGCATATCTTCTTTCTATTTGTTGTAATACATATCGTTTACTTCATCGTAATGCGTGATAAGGTATTCAATATAATGCTGTGCTTTTTCCAAATCCTGACGACCTGCTTTGTAAGGAAATCGAAGTAAGTATTTTAACACATTTGCTGACCAAGGGTCAAGTCCGTAGGAAGCCATTACGTCCCAAGGCTGGATAGCAGCCACTTTGTAGTGACTACCTCCAACTTGTCGGGATAAGCTGTCTCCGGGGTCTTCTTGACCATCTGCAAACTGAGCAGCTACTCTAGCTTTACGAAAGAACTCCGCTGCTTCATCTTCAGCATATCCATAAGGATAAGGCATTGCTATTGGATTATCCAAGATGTTTTACCTCCACAGATTTTTTAACTGACTTAGTTCCTTGACTCCAGCTACCGCAATCACGACATTGATAACGCTGGTAAGAACCTGTTGTTGATACTGCTGTACCACGTTTTTGTAAATGAGTAGAACCACAAGTAGGACAACCAGTAATGTCTTGATACAGATTACGATTAGGAGCGTTCTTAATCCAAGGAAGTAGATTCTCGTAAAGACTCTCTAGCAATACTACGTCTTGAATGTTGTAGTCTTCCATTCGCTTCCAAGCATCTTTGTCGCCGTTCATGCACTTCACCCACAAATCATGTCCTTCGTGAGCGTGTTTCTTGCCTAATCCCAGACGTTGAGATACATAATCCAGCTTATTGCTAGGAAACCTAAAATTACTACGAACCACACGCAAGAGGTCAATCTGCTTATAAGGCGATGGCGGAGGTAACTTGGTGAGTAGAAATTCTTTGTTAAGAGTAGGAATATCAAACTTAGTTCCATTGTAATGGATAACAGCATCAGCAGAGTCCAGAAGAGCATGAATACCTTTCAGCATTGTTTTAGGTTTAGATTGGTGTACAGAATCAAAGTAAATGTCTTCTTCGCCTAACCACTTAGCTGCGTAGCATAAGACATAGGAAGACTCCATCAATTGATTGATACTGACGTTTTGCTGCCACAGACCCCAAACATGGGCTGTGTTAGGACTTGTCTCAATATCTAACAATAGGATTTTCACTGTTCATCATCCTCAAATAAAGAATCTAATGCTTGTGAGCGTTTACGATGTTGAAGAACCATTTCATATTCGTTCTTAGAAATAGCGTAGTCGTGTTCACGTCCATAAGGATGGTCGGTAATGAATAACATCTTTTCTGATATTCCATAGCCATATTGAGCAGACAAAAAATCACCAAACTTGAGAACTAATTCTGTCCAAGCGGTACAGTCATCTACACTAAACTCTTTAGTGATTAAACCGTCTTCACTATGGAGTTCAAACTTTACTTCCATGTTGTTGTCGTACATTGTCATTCTCCTATTGTGCCATTAAGTCAAATAAAATCTCTGCATCAATCACTGCAAGTGGTTTACAGTTATTTTGTTTAATAATAACTATCGGTTCACCATCGCCATGTTTCTTGCACTGCTCGTAGTAGTTGTAGACGGCTATCTTTGCTAAAGACTTACACTCAAATGTTGCTGGCATTTATTCCTTAGCAAACTGAGACATCACAACATCTTCACCATGACTACCCATTGGACAACTGCGTAAGTCCTTGTCCGTCAATTGTGGGTATCGTTTCAGAAGTTCCGCTACTACCCACTTTTGTAGATTTCGTCCTTTTGCTTTTGCGCTTTGTGTCTTCAAGAGTAATTGCCTTTCGTTTAACTATCATTTGTTTTGGAATGGTAATACTGTTGTTGCACATTCCTTCGGTAATGGTTCCTGCTAGTTCAATTTGTTGTTCATCTTCATAGACAACAAACCCAACTGTTTTACACTGTAAGTCTTCACGTTTTGCTTCGTGCCACTCACCTTGAGCAAGTGCGTCTAACCATTCAACTAAGACAAGTTTGGAAGCTGCCAGACTTGGTTGGGTTCTCTTTGTAACCAGAGTAGCTGTCCGTTCTCCAACACTCGCTGCTGGTCGCCCTCGTAGGCTTTGAGGACTGCTTGATATAGTTCGCTTTCGTTTGTACATTCTTCAAGAATCCTTTTAGCTTTAACAGGACCAATACCTTTTAGTCCAATAATATTATCAATTCTATCGCCAGTAAGAATTTGAGTATAGAAAGAAACTAAACCTTCAAACTCTGAGACGTAATACTTTTCTTTTTTCCGGTAGTTGTAATGCCAACCTCTAAATTGATTTAGGTCTTTGTCAATATGAACCATGATAGTTTCATCTTCAGGAACTGCGTAAGCAGCGATACCAACTGCATCGTCTGCTTCAATTCCTTGCACTACTGTAAAACCCCATGACGTCACTAAATGACATCTAAGTGCTTGTAAATGAACAGGTTTTTCTGTTACTCGCTGACCCTTGTATGGAGCAGTAACTGCTACAACATCACGAAAGTTTCCTTTACCTGTTAGGAATCCTTTGTAATCTTCACAGTCCAGTTCCATACAAAGTTCAGTCATTGTTTCTTCAAGTCTTGCTATCGCAATAGCTTCCTCTGTATCGTTACTAGAGAAACCTACTGCATAGCAAAGGCTATCAGCATCAATGAGAGCAGTTATCACAGGATGTCGTTGTCCAAGTCTTCAATCGAAGTATCGTCATCACCACTAGCGTTATACTTAACTAAGTCAGTAATAATAATCTTGGATAAAGATGCAGATACACCATCCTTGTTCTTCCACTTCCAGCTATAAGGCTTAATCAAAGCGATTGCTTTAGAGCCGTTACCAACTACATCTTTAATTTCGTTACCCTCTTTGTCAAATGGCTGGATAGCGTAGTTTGACTTGACTGTCAAGAACCAACCCTTCTCTGGTTTGTCTTCACGCTTGCGTGGTGCAAGACCAATAGACTCTAAGGCTTCAACGGCTGCTGTTGACAGGTTAGCCAAGTCACATTGAAACTTGCCACTCATGTCGTTTACTTTGTCAAAGAAAGCCCACTGAACTTCTGCTTGAATCTTAACTGGTTTTAATTCCATTTTAAATCTCCTTATCTACTACGTTTAGAAATACTGCCTGTTTATTATACAACAACTTACAACTATTTGATTCCACGATGTGAAATAGTTTACTGAAGTGTTTGATTTGAATAATCTAAACTAGCTTCAAGTGTTCCGTCTTCAATATCCAATACTGCGTCCTTTAGTAGCTCGTAAGTTTCTTCAATATCAAAGCTAGAACTTAATGAATAAGTCCCATCTTTATATGCAGACACAGCAACCATGCCTAGTAGGTTTTCATCTTTTTCTTTAGTCATCAATGTGTCTCTTTCCATGAGTTACCTACTTTAAATTCTCCGTCCAAAGGACAGCGCATATTCAACACTATACCGGCTTCTTTAATTGATTGCTTACCTAGCTGACCTGCTTCCTCAGCACGATTTTCTTCCACTTCAATTTGCCACTCATCGTGAACATTGGCAACCATCTTAAAATCTATCTTAGACTGTCGTAGTTTCTTGTGCAAGATAACTACTGCTTGCTTCATAACGATTGCACCAGCGCCTTGCAGTAGTGTGTTGAGCGCCGAGTGCTCTGCACGAACGAGTAACTTGCGTCCGTCAAGACCCGGTAGCCATCCTTCTTTAGCGTAGATACGAGCCACTTTCTCTCTAAGAGCTTTAAGTTTCGGTGTGTTTCGTA